TATACACCCCAGTCACCTTACCAAATGGGCCTTTCGAAAAGATTCTCAAGGCAAAAGGTGCAAAGCGTGTTGCCACAGTAAAGAACGTAGATGGCAAAACCAAAGTCTTCAAAGAACAAAAACTCAAAGCAACACCACAGAAAAAGTTTCGTGGTCGTTCGCCTGGTGTGAAGAAGACAACAGGTCACAGCCTACGTTTCAAAGTAACCTCTAAACTAGCACAGAAGATGCAAGAGATTCTGTCTGGCGAAGACAAGGCTGAACTCAAGAGATACAACCGTCTTGTCACAAGCACCGACATTGACGGTGACGAAGTTGTTCTAACCTTTGGCTCTGCTGGGGCAAGAACAAAGGTGACACAGATGCTTAAAGAGTCGCAGGTAAACGAGACACGTTATCCTAATGCAGCAGCCGCTCTAAGAGAACTTAAAGAATCTCATAGAGGTCTAGATGTTGAATACAGCAGAGGAACGCTTTTTGTTGAGTCTTCATCTTTAACCATAGATACCATCACAACAAGAAACGTGGTTGCAAACACCGTTAAACGAATTTTTGAAAGAAATGGTGTTGATGGTATTAAAGTTGTGTTTGAAGACTTTAGACTAGAGGATCTGCAACTTGCACAATCAAGAGCAAGATTCTTTTCCGAAAAAAAAAATCCTAAAGACACAAAGTATTATACCAAATCGGGCAAGATAAAGAAATCACCAGAAGACAAAGAAACTGGTTTGCCTAAAAAGTATGTTTCAAGAATGACAAAGGCTGATGCAAAACAAAAAGCAGCCGAAATCAAAGCAAGAAAGAAATTTGGCAAAGATGATCCTCGCAGATACGAACCAACCGATGTTGATAAGAAGTATGCAGGCACAGGTCAAAAATCAAAGCACACTAAGAAGTATGAAAAAATGTTTGGAAAGAAGGGTAGCAAATGAACTTTTTCGAAGGTAAAATCAAAGGTCTAACAAACAAAGCAAAAGCAACTGGTGTTCCATACAACATTCTAAAGAAAGTTTATGATCGTGGTATGGCAGCATGGACTGGTGGTCACAGACCAGGCATCGGTCAACACCAATGGGCGTTTGCAAGAGTGAACTCTTTTCTAACTGGTGGTAAAACACAGAAGACAGCCGACAAAGACTTGTGGGCTAAGGTGCCTGAGGGTGCTAAAAGAGGTGCGAAAAAGGGTGCAAAAAAAGGTAAGAAGTAATGTACTGGAAACAAAACAAAGATTATTTGAGTGAAAGTTATCTCGCCGAAAAAATTCCACCCCCGTTTAGAAGACCAGATTTTGATTCAAAACCTGGTCCAGCAAAAAAGCCTTGGTGGAAAAGATTGTTTGGTGATGGTAGACCGGTGAGAAGAACACCGCAGATCACAACGGCAAGCGATAATGATCGACTTTTCGAATTATTTAGGCAACTCATGAGGGAAACAAATAGAACAGCAAGAAGAACCCGTTCCCTTGCGTATGAATGGTATCTTGTTTTGCGAGAATTAACTAGCAGCAACAGTCAATCATGGCAAAGATTTCTTCGGGGGTTTGAACAGACAAACTGGCAATTTCAAAATCTTCCAGACGAAGTTCTTGGTTTTATAAACAATGTGAATGATTATTTTGCAAATCTTCGTTCGGCACTTTCTCAATTTGCTAATGGTGAAATTTCATATGCCTCATTACATGAACAAATCGATGAAATCATAGAACTTTTTGAAGAATTGAGAGGTGGTCGTTATTTCGATAGCAACCAAATGGCAAATGGTTATAATGTACCAATTTGGATGAGAGATGTAGATCCTGAAGTTTATGAGTACATTAGTCAGTTGTATGTGCTTCTAAGAGAACTTAAAAGAATTGACCAAAGAAACTTGTCAAGATGAATCTAAAAAGTTTTAAAGACCACTTCAACGAAGCCTGCTGGGATGGCTACAAACAAGTTGGTATGAAAAAGAAAGGCAAACGCATGGTACCAAACTGTGTGCCAGAGTCTTCAAAAACCAACGAAAGAAAACTTACTAAAGTCGAACTCAAAGATCGTGAGAAGTATGTCAAGAAGTTGAAGCCAAAACTCAAAGACTTCAAAAAAAGATATGGCGACGAAGAGGGCAAAGGCGTGATGTATGCCGTAGCCACGAACTTGGCAAAGAAAAAATCTAAAAAAGACTAGACATTAATACAAAATGAAGGTATTATTTGATTATGAACTTAAAGGAATTTCCCATTCGTGTGTGCGTCTTTGAAGATGTAGAACTTATTCACGAAACAATTGTACACGACGAAGATCAACTGTCTGAAACTCTTCGAGAAGTTTACGAAGAGTACGGCGATGGTAGTCCGTTTACAAAGTGGAAAAAATATGAACTAAAATTAATGGAAGCAGAACATGAATGAATTTTATGACTTTCGCTTTCAACAACTGAAAAGCGAAGAGTGGATTGCAAAGATTGATGGAAAGAAAATTGCAGAAACGAAACTTGCGATTGCAGACAACCCTGTTACTAACCCGTGGTATGTTAATGAGTCTTTTCAAAAATCTATTACAAAAAGTCTCCAAGAAAGGTATGGAGACAATCTAAATACCCTTATAATAAAGGACCAACTCGAACTCGTAGAAGGATACTTGTTTGAATCTTGGAAAAACTACCTGCATGTGCATTCATATTATGAAAGGAGCGAATGATGGGTAATACAACTAGTGGCTTTGGTTTTGGTGGTGCTTCGGTGTCACAGAACTACAAAGAGCAAATTAACAAAACATATGAAGAACTGAGACTTCTAATTCGTGAAGCGTACGAAGAAGGTATTGCTGAAGGGCGATCTGATAACTTCAACGACAGCGACGGCGAAAGATTTGAAAAGACTTTCGTTTCTGAGAAACTAGAGAAAATTCGATACCCAGAACTTCCGTAATGGACTGTCCTGTTAAGAATGAGCCTTGTGTTATTGATAAGCAAGGTTATTGTATCGGCTGCTTTCTTACTGAGGAAGAAGCCAAAACTTATCCTACATTAACGGATGAGCAAAAAGAGGATCTTCATTACGAACTAGATCTTCGTGCGAAAATTATTGAGATTGCGAGACAACGAAATGACGATGCCAAATCAAACGATTGAATACACCTCAACGGAAATGAAAATGAACGGTGAAGTGTTTGCAAGAAAAGAAAATGGTAAGTGGGTTTTAGATCCATTGATTACGTCTGCTCTCACAAAACCTCAAAGAAATGTTTTAGAAAAAAACTTTGAAAGCCTGGCATCAAACTCGTTTCGTGTTTGCCAGGCTCTTCTTGGTTGTGTTCTTGGGTATGGAGGAACTTTTCCTAAAGATCCTTCAGAAAAGAACTTTACAAGTGAAAAATAAACCTTATAATGATCGTTAACTAAGGAGAACTTTATAATGCAAATTTCTAGTGAGACACTTGCGATTCTGAAAAACTTTGCAAGTATCAACTCAAACATCCTGATTAATTCAGGCAACACACTCAAAACAATCTCTCCTGTCAAGAACGTTCTGGCAGAAGCAGTTGTTGAAGAGAACTTTCCAACATCGTTTGGTATCTTTGATCTAAACAAATTTTTGTCTACGATCAATCTGTTCGCAAATCCAATTCTGAACTTTGATGATAACTTTGTCACAATCTCTGAATCTGGTCGAACAAACTCTGTGAAGTACTACTACTCAGAGCCTTCATTGCTTACTGTGCCTACCAAAGAACTAAATCTTCCTGACTTTGTTATCAACTTTGAGTTGAAGCAAACAGACTTTGGTAAACTTACGCAAGCAGCCTCAACATTGAGTCTTCCTGATCTCTCTGTTGAAACACAGGGTGACAAGATTGCTCTTCGTGCGTTTGACAAGAGCGACCCGACATCCAATGACTACAGCGTTGTAGTTGGTGATAGCGGAGAGAGTGAGAGTTTCTGTATGATCTTCAAGGTCGAAAATCTTAAACTTCTTCCTGGTGATTACACTGTAAACATCTGCGAACGAAGCGTTGCGAAATTCAACCACAAAGATCACGATGTCAACTATTGTGTCGCATTGGAGCCTGATACTAAGTATGGAAACTAATCACTTCAACGAAGTCTTGTTTGTTGAAAAGTATCGGCCTCAAACAATTGAAGAATGCATCCTTCCCGACTCGGTGAAGGATGTTTTTCTATCAATCGTAAACAGTGGCAAGATGCAGAATCTTCTCTTGGCTGGTGGTGCAGGTTGTGGTAAAACAACCGTTGCTCGTGCCTTGTGTAAACAAATGGGACAAGAATTTTTGTTTGTCAATGCCTCCGAAGAAAGTGGCATTGACACTCTTCGTACCAAGATCAAAAACTTTGCAAGCACAGTTTCTCTTGGTGGTGAAAGCAAGGTTGTGATTCTTGATGAGGCTGATTATTTGAATCCTCAATCGACACAACCTGCGTTGCGTGGTTTCATTGAAGAGTTTAGTCGTAACTGTCGTTTCATTTTTACTTGTAACTTTAAGAATCGAATCATTTCACCACTGCATTCTCGTTGTTCGGTGATTGATTTCAAGATGACTGCGAAGGATAAGAAAAGAGTAAGTGCTGATTTCTTTGTTCGACTAAAAGATATTCTTGCAAAAGAGTCTATCAAAGCAGATGATCGTGTTCTAGTAAAACTTGTTCAGCGTTATTCACCTGACTGGCGAAGAGTGTTGAATGAAGTGCAACGTTATGGTCAGTCTGGAACTATTGATGAAGGTATTCTTACTAATTTTTCTGATGTCGCTGTTCAAGATTTAATGGCATCAATGTGTAAGAAAGACTTCAAGACTGTTCGTAAATGGGTCGTAGACAACATCGACAACGACCCCTCAAGAATCTTCCGAAAGATCTATGATCAACTTAGCGATCACATTGAGCCTGGTTCTATTCCTAGTGCTATTCTTGTTCTTGCTGAGTATCAATACAAGTCTGCCTTTGTGGTAGATCAAGAGATTAATCTTGTTGCAGCCCTCACAGAAATTATGATGGGTTCAGAATTTAAATAGAAAGGTTAAACATGAGTGGTGAAATAGGAATTATTGGAAATGGTTTTGTTGGTGGGGCAGTTGCATATGGCTTCAAAGATAAAAACCCGCTAGTCTATGATTTGAAACCAGAGTTGTGTAAGAATACACTCGATGAAGTTTTAGGTTGTAAACATATTTTCGTTTGCTTGCCGACACCAATGGTTGAAGAAACTGGTGGAGAAGCAAACTTAAGCATTGTTGAAAACTGTCTAGAAAAATTAAGCAACCATTTTACAAAGGACTCAGATCAAGTTTTGATTTTGAAGTCTACTGTTCCTGTTGGCACGACCAATAAACTAGCAGAAAAGTATGATATAAGAAATTTAATTCACTGTCCAGAATTTTTAACTGCTGCTAATGCAAATTATGATTTTGTCAATGCTGATAGAACTGTTATTGGTTTACCTGATTATGTGCAAGAAAAGTACCTAGACATGGTTCAAAAACTTTTTGAGGACTCTTTCCCTGATATTCCAATTTACACCATGTCATCTGACGAGTCTGAACTGGTAAAGTATAGTGCGAACTGTTTTCTTGCCACAAAGGTAATGTTTTTCAATATGATAAAAATACTCAGCGAAAAACTTTATTTGGATTATGAAAAAATTCTAAACGGTGTTTTGTCAGACCCCAGAATCAGCCCATCTCACACAAAAGTTCCTGGCCCTGATGGTGACTACGGATTTGGCGGCACATGTTTTCCAAAGGATGTAAATGCGTTAATTAAAACACTGGATGATCATGGTATTCCACCAAGTATCTTAGACTCTGTGTGGGAAGAAAACATGCGTTATAGAGAAAACTGGGATTGGGCTGAGAATAACTCAGCAGTCAAACGAAAGAACGATTGAAACAATAAATATCAAAATGGTTGATAGTGCAAACGATTTGTCTATAGAAGTGTTTCTTCTCAAAAAGAAGTATGACGTTGATACGTTTTATACTGTTGTTAACGAACTTCTAGATGAGTTTGGTGTAGATGCAATTGAAGATGACTCACCAGAAAACTTGATGAGTGTTGAAGATCGTATCACGGTAAACATTGGCAAGAAAATTACAAATGAACTAAAAGAGAATCGTAATAAAATGGATGACGAGACTATTGATGAGTTTGTTCAATCAAATGAGTTTGGTCATCAATTAGAAATGCAAGATAAAATTCTTAGGCAAGTTTGGAATATTGCAAAAACATATCGCTATACGAACTTTGTTGAGGAATGTAATGATCTTCGAAAAAACTTTATGAAAGAAAGATCAAGTTACATCTCTCATCAGTTTAGTGGCACAGCAGGAATTTTATCTGTTATTTTTGCACAGACACGAGTGCCTGAGAAACTTTTTTCTGTGTGGTTAAGAACTACGATTGAAAAGAAAGAAGGCTATGTGGCGATTCAATATGAGGGATTAGATGGTAAAATCTATAACGTCAATGTGATACACACAGATGAAGAGCCACCAAAAGAAAAAATAGTGGGGCAAAACCCTTGCGATTCTTTCATGTTGCAGTATTTTTGGGATAGCAAAAAATGGATTGAGATACCTATTAAAATGATTATCTCAGTGGACAATAACGACTGTATGGACATAGATTTCAACGATGATGGAGGAAATATTTTAGCATGAGTTTTGGTGATTTTTTAAACAGCATTAACTTCACAAAAGAAAATCTCTTTCACGAAAATGAAGAGATGATGAAGAAAGAATACAATCCTTATCTGATCAACAAGTCGTTGTCCTATCACGCCGACACATTGATGTTTGCAAACTTGATGAATCAACACTCGAACCTTGACGCAAAAATGCAGTATGAGTTTTATCTGCATCAGGTGAGCAAGGGAAAGCGGTTTAGCAAGTGGCATAAAACAGAAAGCAACGACACAGTTGAACTATTGGCAAGTCACTACAAGTGTTCTAGAGCGAAGGCTGAAGACTACGCTAAGATACTCACAGAGAGTAATATCGAACAAATCAAAAAGCAGAATAATCGCGGCTCTTGCTGATTGTGTAATCTCATTGGACGTTGGTTTTGATAAATAACCACGTATCATTGGAGATTATAAAATGTCAGATTATGAAGATATTGTTGAGTCGCTGGTTGAAGTTGAACTTCCCGACTCCGATGCGTTTTTGAAGGTGAAAGAAACGCTCACCCGCATCGGCATCTCCTCAAGAAAAGAAAACAAACTTTGGCAGTCATGCCATATTTTACATAAGAAGGGAAAGTATTACATACTTCACTTCAAAGAACTGTTTTTGCTTGATGGAAAAAAAACTGATTTACCAGAAGAAGATATTGCCAGAAGAAATAGAATTATAAAACTACTCGAAGAATGGGAACTTCTTCGTATTGTTGATTCGTCAAAGATCGAAGAGCCTTGTGCTTCGATTGCACAGATCAAGATTCTACCTTTTTCTGAAAAGGAAAACTGGACTTTAGAAGCCAAGTATAACATTGGAAAGAAGAAATGAAATACTATCACGATCTTGTAGAACAACTCAGTGAAAAGAAATGGTCTAAGAAATACAAAGACTCAATCGACTGTAATAATCCAAAAGGGTTTTCACAGAAGGCACACTGTCAAGGTCGTAAAAAGAATGAAAGTCTGAACGAGGATATTACAAAAAGAGAATTAAATCAGATTGAGGTTTATGTTGATAAATTGTATTCAGCAGTTGGTGTTGATGTTGAGTTTACAAGACACTTTCTAGAGCGCCTAAACGATCCAAGAAATGTTCGAGACATCACACCCGCAGAGGTGATTCGTCTGTTTAGAGAAGCCTATAAGAAGCATGGCAAGAAGATTGCCAAACTTGGTGCAAACGCAGAAGCGGTTATCAAAGATATGACAACAGATATTAATATGCCATTCGTAATTAAATACGACCGAAGAAACGGTGAGTTGGATCTAATTGCCAAAACAGTGATGAGAAAGAAAAGTTTTAGAACACCTGATCAAGTTTTTGTGCATGATGATTATAACGCTGGATAAGAAGAAGGAAGAAAAATGGCAGAAGAAAAAGATTGCAATTGTGATGAGTTTGATGACATACTAAGAAAACTTCGAGAGTGTGAAGAGTTACGAAGCCACGATAGAAAACAAAGAGAAGAAGAAGTCAGAGGCGCATTAGAGCGTTGTGAGCAAAAGCAAGAACAACTAAGAGAAGCACTCGAAGAAGAAAGAGATTCGTTTCGTGAAAAGATTAACGAAGCGAGTGGTTCACAAAAAAGTAAAATTGAAAAACTACAAAAAAGAATAACAGCCATGACAATTGCTGGTTCAGCAGGTGCCGCAGTTGTAGGTAAAGAAGTCGTTGATAATGTATCCGACAACTTTGCTTTAATTAGTGCCATACTAAGTGGCGACATAGATGCGGTGATGAATCTGATGAACAACGCACCAGCCACTGCTAATCCTGGTGCCCAATCGGACACAGCAGACATGTCTGAAGATGGAAAAGCATCAAAAGAAAAAGGTGAAGAAGAAGGCAAAGAAGAAGATAAAGAAGAGGACAAAGAAGAAGAGAAAGAAGAGGAAGAGGAGGAAGAAGAAGAGGAAGAGGAAGAGGAAGAGGAAGAGGAGGAAGAAGAGAGTGAAGAAGAAAGCGAAGAAGATTCTCAAGATGAAGAGTCTACCGAAACGGCTTCTGAAACTCCAATGCAGGGTCTTCCCATGTCACCTGAAGTTACTCTTGAGCCAATCATAATTGAACTGGCTGATTTAGAAAAAGAAGTGGTACCCGATACGCCTCCATTGCTCCTCGCTGACCTACCTCCATTTTTGCCTCCCATACAGGACGTGACAGATGTTGGTGAATACATACCAGATGATCCACAGTTTCCGTTTTTTCCCGCAGAACCAGAACCTGTCGTTGAACCATCAATGATATACGCATTTATGGCTGTTCTATTTTGGACACGCCGAAGAAAAAGGAATTAAGAATGCTTACATTTAAGTGTTTTTTAAAAGAGTCTATGAATAAATCGTTTGAAAGTGCCATTGATATGTTTGGCATTGACACTAAAAAAATTAAAACAATTAGAAACTTTTCTACAGCAGAAAGAATGGCAAAAGACCTTGCTAAGAAAAAAAGACAGACGGTTTATATTTTTCAACACACGAGAAAAGGTGATTACAAAATCGTAACTGAAAAAGGAAGATTAACTGGCCTTTTGCGTGATTACGAAATTGTTGACACCATAAAGCCCTGAAATAAAACTTGCAAAAAGCCTAGGCGGGTTTACAATCTACTCTCTAAATATCAGGTGCCTCCCTTAATGGGGAAAAGGTTTAGGAGTATATTATGATAAAATTGAATTACTATTGTAAGACAGCATTGGTAAAGGACCCAATATTTGCTACAAGTGGATCAGCATGTTTTGATCTAAGGGCTTACTTTGGTCCTGATAGTCGAAAGATTACAATCTATACCCCAAGCAATGAAAAGATTCATCGACACTGCCAAAAAGAAAGTGTTGAAGGTGAGTTTTCTTTGTCATTGGGGCCGAATGAAAGAGCAATGATACCAACAGGACTGATCATGGATATCCCTCGTGGTTATTCTGTTCGTATTCACACGCGATCTGGAACGGCTGCCAAAAAGGGTCTTGGTATGTCTGTCTCCGAGGGCATCATCGACTCTGATTATAAAGAAGAAGTCTTCGCTTTGATTCGTAATAATTCTGATGTGGCAGTTAACATTGAACACGAAGAAAGAATTTGTCAAGGAGAATTGATAAAACAACTTGACTATTCGTTATCTTGCACTACAATAAGACCTACGAACGACGGCGAAAGAACCGGCGGTTTTGGTAGTACAGGAGAAAAATAATGACTAGAGATGAACTGTTAAAACATCACGAACTAATTTGCAAGTCTGCACAAGACTTGATGAATCTAAAAAATAGAGACTACGCAGGCAATGGTGGTAAAGAACCATTTGCAAACTTCACTCGTTGTGAATCATTGGGTGTTTGCACTACAGAACAAGGTATGCTCGTTCGTGTAGTTGACAAAATTTCTCGATTGAGTTCCTTCATTGAAGCAGGAAAGATGAGCGTTGAGAATGAGTCTTTCCATGATTCGTGTATTGATATCATCAATTACATGGTAATTCTTTCTGCTTACATCACCGAACGAGATGGAGAAGAACAACAGTATGGTTGTTGAGACCATTCTCGGTGTTTTATTTTTAACACACGTTTACTTTGCAAGACGTTCACGAAAGAAAATTGAAATTGAAGTTTTTGATCTTCGTGAAGAGATTGTAAATAACATGAACAAAACCACGGCGATGGTGAACAAGCACACTCAAGATCTTGTAGCATATGAGCGTGAACTTCGTCACTTCAAAAACCTCATAAAGGAGATTTATGCAAAAGTCTGAAGTCTATACTCATGTTGCTGTTTACTCAGACAAGATTCTGTTTCGTGGTGTTGATCGAAATACAGGAGAGAGATTTTCTGAACAGAGACAATTTTCTCCTACAATCTTTGTGACTTCAAAAGAAGATACAAAGCATAAGACACTTTTCGGTGATAGTGTAAAGCCTTTCTCGCCTGGTGGTATGAAAGATACAAAAGAGTTTATTGACAAGTATATGGGTGTCTCTGGTTTTGATGTTCATGGCAACGACAACTGGAAACTTCAATACATCTCTGAAAACTTTCCTGGTGAGATTGACTGGTCAATCGATCAGATAAAAATTGCTTACATGGATATTGAAACAGAATGTGAGTATGGTTTTCCTAACACATCTGATCCTCAAGAAAAGATCAATCTCATTACTGTAAAGTATGTTCATGGTAAAAAGAAGTACACACATACTTTTGGTGTCGGTGTGTTTGATATTGATGGTGTGATTTGTCATCAGTTTGAAACAGAAAAAGAAATGCTTGAAGCATTTGTCTCTCACTGGAGGGAAGAAGAACCTGATATTGTGACAGGCTGGAACATTCGCTTCTTTGACCTTCCGTATCTTGCAAATCGAATCAAGCGTGTCTTTAATCTTACGATGATGAAGAACTTATCGCCTTGGAATATTACGATCAACAAAACGATTCATGTGATGGGCAGAGATCAGTCTGCGATTGAGTTAGTTGGTATTTCTTCAACTGACTTTCTTGAACTATACAAAAAGTATACCACAACGAATCAAGAGTCGTATAAACTTGATCACATTGCTTTTGTTGAACTCAGTGAAAAGAAACTTGATTACTCTGAGTATGACAGCATTGCAGACTTCTATCGAAATGACTTTCAAAAGTTTGCCGAATACAACGTCAAAGATGTTGAACTCGTTGAGCGTTTAAACGAAAAGATGCAGTTGATTGAACTACATTGTTCGATGGCTTACATGGCGAAGATCAACTTTGAAGATGTGTTTTCACAAGTGCGAATGTGGGATGCGATTATCTACAATCATCTTCGTGACAAGAACATTGTTATTCCTCTTGCAAAAAAAGAAAAGGATGACAGTACCCTGATCGGTGCTTATGTGAAAGAGCCTATTGTAGGTTTTCACGAGTGGGTTGTTTCGTTTGACCTGAACTCTCTATATCCTCACTTAATTATGCAATACAATGTGAGTCCAGAGACAAAGATTGAAAGCACAGAAGAAGATAGATTTGGTATTGGTGTAGACAACATTCTAAAGAATTCACCAGAGTTATATTGGAAACCATGTCACGAAAAGTTGAAAGAGTTTGCATCTAACGACTATTCGATTGCAGCAAATGGTGTTTGCTACCGTAAAGACAAGCAAGGTTTTCTTCCTGAGTTGATGCAAAAGATGTATTCTGATCGCAAGAAGTACAAGAAGTTGATGATTGAAGCACAGAAAGAACTTGAGGATCTTCCAAACAAGAACATGCCGTCTCTCGGTCGTGCAGGCTATACAAACAAACTGAAAGTAGAAGAACAACGAAATCATCTCAAACAAATGGCTTTGAAGATTGCTTTGAACTCTGCTTACGGTGCATTGGGTAACAAATACTTCCGTTACTATGACATTGATCTTGCTGAAGCAATTACGATGTCTGGTCAACTTTCAATTCAGTGGATTGGTAATCACCTGAATGACTTTTTGAACAAGACTTTCTCCACTGACAATTTTGATTATGTGGTGGCGAGTGATACTGATTCTGTGTATCTTCGTTTAGGAAAAGTCGTGGAGAAGTTTTGTTCAAACAAAACGAAAGAAGAGACAATCAACTATCTTGACAAAGTGTGCAAAGAAATTATGCAACCATTCATCAATCAAAAGTATGAAGAACTTGCGAAGATGATGAATGCTTACGATAACAAGATGGTGATGGAGAGAGAAGTGATTGCCGACAAAGGCATCTGGACAGCAAAGAAAAGATACATTCTTCAAGTGCATGATTCTGAAGGTGTTCGCTATGAAACACCAAAACTGAAGATCATGGGTATTGAAACGACACGATCATCTACACCACAGGTTGTTCGTGACAAACTTAAAGAGTGTATCAAGTTGATTCTTACAACAGATGAGAAAACTGTAATTAATTTCATCGAAGAGTTCCGTGATAGATTTATTTCTTTGCCTGCTGAAGATGTTGCATTCCCTAGAGGTGTAAATGGTCTTGAAAGATATCGTGATGTCAAGAACATCTACTCAAAAGGAACACCAATCGCTGTGAAAGGCGCTTTGATTTACAACTACATGATTCAGAAGAAGAATTTGGATCGAAAGTATGAGGCGATTCGTGAAGGTGACAAAGTGAAGTTTTTGATGTTGAA